CTGGCGACGAAGTGGGGCTGGCCCGTCAAGGACTACGAGTGGATCGACACGGCGGCGCTCGCCGCTCGCATGGGCCTGCCGCGTTCCCTCGAAGACCTCGCCGCGTTCTTCGGCTTCGAGAAGGACATGGAGGGGAACCGCGTGATGCGGAAGCTCTGCGCGCCGCGCCGCCCGAGCAAGGACGACCCCTCGAAGTGGTGGACGCCCGAGTCGAAGCCCGAGGACTTCGAGCGGCTCTACGCCTACTGCCGCCAGGACGTCGAGGTCATGCGCGCCATCTTCCCGAAGCTCCTGCCGCTCGACGAGCAGGAGCAGCGCGTCTACGACCTCACCGAGCGGATGAACCACCGGGGTGTGCAGCTCGACCTCGCATCCATCCCGGTCGCGCAGGAGGTCATCGAGCTGTCGAGTCGAGATTTGGCTGCCCGGTTCCGTACCCTTACGGGGTGTCCGGTCAAGAGCTACGCGAAGGTGGCGGCGGCGCTCGGGATGGCGGACGTCCGCAAGCCGACCGTGCGGAAGGCTCTGCGTGACCCCAGGACGAGCGCGGAGCACGCGGAGGCTCTCCGCATCTACCAGACCCTCGCTCGCAGCTCTACGGCCAAGCTGGACGCGATGGCGAGGCGTGTGAGCAGGGACGGGAGGCTGCGTGGGGCGATGGTCTACGCGGGGGCGGAGCGGACGGCCCGGTGGTCGTCGATGGGGGTCCAGCTCCAGAACTTCCCCCGGGGGCTCGGAGGCACGACCGAGCTGGCCTTTGACGCGCTGCACCAGGGCATCCTCCCCGAGCTGTACGACGACCCGGTGGGCACGGTGGCGGAGATGCTGCGCGGCTTCCTCGTGGGCCCCTTCCTCGTGGGCGACCTCGCGCAGATCGAGGCTCGGATGCTCGCGTGGCTCGCGGGCGAGAAGGAGCTGCTCCAGCTCTTCCGCGACGGGAAAGACCCCTACTGCCACATGGCGAGCCGCATCTACAACCGGACCATCACGAAGAAGGACAAGGACGAGCGGTTCATGGGGAAGCAGCTCGTTCTCGGTGCCGGGTACGGGCTCGGGCACCGGGGCTTCCGCCGCCTGCTCGACGAGACCTACGACGTGGACATCGACGAGGCGGAGGCGAAGCGGCTCGTGCAGGTGTACCGCCGCACGAACCCCGCCGTCACCCGCTTCTGGGATCTGCTGCACCGTGGGTGGATGTTCGCCACCGAGAACAAGTCGAAGCGCATCAAGGTGGGCCCGGTCTTCATGGGGACGTTCACCCACGGCGGCGAGTTCTACACGTTCATCGAGCTGCCCTCCGGGCGGCGCATGCTGTACGCGCGGCCCCACACGAAGGGCACGGAGCTGCGCTACTTCGGGCGCGACATCAAGCAGGGTGGGATGTGGACGACGGTGAAGACCTACGGGGGCAAGCTCGCGGAGAACGTGACGCAGGCGGCGAGCCGTGACGTGCTCGCGGAGGCGATGCTGCGCATGGAGGACCGGGGCTACTCCATCGTCGCCACCGTCCACGACGAGGTGGTCGCGGACGCCTACCCCGGGAACCAGAAGGAGTTCCACGAGCTGCTCGTGCAGGTGCCGACGTGGGCGGAGGGACTGCCCATCGAGGCGGAAGTCTTCAAGTCCCAGAGGTACAGGAAATGACCGCACGCAAGGTGAAGACGTTGAAGTACGGACCCCGGCTCGGGGAGCAGCTCCAGGCGATGAACACCGAGCAGCTCTGGCAGGCTCTCAACGCGGAGCTGAAGAGCGCCACGCCCCGGTTCACGATGTACCAGCGCATCGTGTCGCGGCTCAAGGACGCGGTGGCGAAGCAGGTGGAGAAGGTGGCGATGCAGGATCTCGCGAAGAGGATGCGGCGATGAAAGCGCAGCTCGACGTGACCGAGGTGTTGAAGGAGACCGACAAAGCCCTGCTCGTCGTCGTCGAGGAGATGGAAGTCTGGGTGCCGAAGTCCATCATCGACGACGAGAGCGAGTGCTACTCGATGAAGAGTGGGCCCGGCGTGCTCATCGTGCCCGAGTGGTGGGCGACGAAGGAGGGACTTACGTGATGTGGCCCTTCAGGAAGAAGCCCGAGGTGGAGCGCGTGGCGGAGCTGGAAGAGAAGCTCAAGAAGCGTAACGGGGCCCGCGTGATCCTCATCGCCAAAGCCCTGCACGCCGGGCAGCGTCCCGCCGGTCGCGTCTGGTGGGACGAGCTGGCCCCGCTCACGAAGGCGGAGCGGCTCTACGTCTTCGCGAAGCTGCGGGAGTGGCGCAAGTGAGGGAGCTGTCGGTGCAGACGAGGGGGCGGAAGCTGCTCCTCCTCGCTGGCGCGTTCCCGGTGAAGGTCGGCTACGACGGGTGGCCCGACTACATCGTGCTCATCGGGGACAACCGGCACTTCTGGATCGAGTGGAAGGCTCCAGGCGGGAAGCTCCGCCCGAATCAGGTGAAACGAATCGAACAGCTACGAAAGGGAGGGGAGCTTGTCTACGTTCTCGACGAAGCGGGCGAAGCACTCGCGGCACTTGCGGAAGCGCGACGAACTGTACGGCTACCAGCGGGATTCCATCGAGCGGATCAAGACGGCTAGGCAGCTCGGCGTGCTCCTCAACATGGGGCTCGGCAAGACCGTCATCACGCTCACGGCGCTCGCGGAGATGCGCTGCCACCGCGTGCTCGTGCTCGCGCCCGCCACGGTCGTCGAGCTGGACGTGTGGGGCGAGGAGGCGCGGGCGTGGCAGCATCTCTCGGGGGTCCGCGTCGAGCCCATCTGCGGCAACGTGAAGCAGCGCACGGCGAAGCTCATGCGCATCTGCTCGCGGGTCGAGACCAGCGTGGACGTCGTGAGCTACGAGAACGTGATGTGGCTCACCGATGCCATCAACCGGGGCGAGTACGACGCCATCGTCTTCGACGAGCTGTCGAAGATGAAGCACCCCGGCACGACCCGGTTCAAGCGGCTGCGGGCGTGGGCGAAGGACATCCCGGTGCGCATCGGGCTCACGGGCACGCCGGTCGGGAACCACCTGCTCGACCTGTGGGGCGAGATGTTCATGGTGGCGGGCGAGAAGCCGCTCGGGCCCCGCTTCGTGGACTTCCGCGCCGAGTTCTTCGCGCCGCAGGACTTCCAGATGCGGCAGTGGGAGCTGAAAAACTCGAGCCTCGAAGCGGAGATTATCCGCAGAGTGAAGCCCTACGCCTTCTCGCTCGACCCGGTGGAGGCGCGCACGAAGATGCCCGAGTTCCGCGTGAACAAGATCGAGCTGCGCCTGCCCCCGCAGGCGGCGAAGATGGAGGCGGAGCTGGCGCAGACGTGCGCGACCGAGCTGGAGGGCGGCATCGAGCTGACGGCGCTCTCCGCGTCGGCGCTCGGCATGAAGGTGCGCCAGCTCGCGAGCGGCGCGGTCTACCACGACATCGAGGGCCACTACGCCACGGTCCACAACGCGAAGATGGACAAGCTGCAAGAGATGGTCGAGGCGATGCAGGGCGAGCCGCTGCTCGTCTTCTACTGGTTCCGGCACGAGCTGGATCGCATCCTGATGTGGATGCCGTGGGCGAAGCAGCTCTCGCAGCCCGGCGTGCTGGAGGCGTGGAACCGGCGCGAGGTTCCGCTGCTGCTGGCGCATCCGGGGTCGGCAGGCCACGGGCTCAACCTCCAGCACGGCGGGCACAACGTCGCGTGGTTCACGTTGCCCTGGTCGCTGGAGCTGTGGAAGCAGGCGAACGGGCGGCTCGTGCGCATCGGCCAGAAGTCGCAGACGGTAGTGGCCCACGTCCTGCTCGCGGGCGAGGCGGACCACATGGTTCTCGACGTGCTCGGCCAGAAGAACGCGGTCGAGGCGCGGGTGATGGAGGAGGTCCGCCTGCGCGAACACTTTCTCGGTCTGGAGGACATCCTGTGAACACGGTGCTGACGGCGACGAGGGGCGCGGCTCGGGCGAAGTTCAACATCGGCAGCGTGGACGTCGCGCTCCCGTTCGCGGGGTGGCTGTCGGCGCACGGGTGGCTCGTCCACATCGCGCAGACTCGGGAAGCGGTATACCTCGACGAGCACGAGCTGTGCTGGAACGCGACTCTCTGCGAGCAGTACGGGCAGTTCCTCGAACGAAGAAAGGTGGCGGTATCATGAAGAACGGCAAGGAAGAGCAGCAGGTGGTGAACGGAATCGGGCTCGCGATGCGCGTGGGGATGGCAGCCTTCATCCCCGCGTTCATGGCGGCGCTCGCGAAGGAGGGGCTGGAGATTCGGGTCAAGTCCCAGGTGGAGGGGGTGCAGCTCCCTCTCCTCGACGCAGACGGCAACCCGGTGTAGGCTGGAAACTTCTCGCCCCCACCCACAGTGAACCGTGGGTGGGGGCGCTCTAGACGGGGCGGGCAGCTCCCAAACAGCGAGGACTACATGGTAAGCAAAGTCGAACTTGAGCGCAACATTCCCGAAGAGCTGAAGCGCGAGCGAGCCTGGGTGGGGTGGGCTCCCGATCCCGACACGGGGCGTCCGAAGTGCCCCGTCATCGTGAGCGCGAAGGGGCGGCGCGCCTCGACGCGCAAGCCGGAAACGTGGACGAGCTTCGACCGCGCCCTCGCCTTCCACGAGAAGTACGCGGACGGCAAGACCCACGGCATCGGCTTCGTCTTCACGAACGGGTTCGTCTACCTCGACATCGACTGCGCGCTCGACGAGAGCGGCGAGCTGCGCGAGTGGGCGAAGCCGTTCGTCGAGCCCTGGCTCGACAAGGCGTACATGGAGCGGTCCCCGAGCGGGCGCGGGCTCCACATCATCGCGAAGGGCACGCTCCCCGGGGGCGTGGAGGGCGGGGTGAAGAAGTTCCCCGAGCACGCGCAGGCGGACGGGCGCGTGCCCGAGGTCGCCATGTTCGCGGGCGGGAAATACACCACCATCACGGGCGACGTCTGGAAGGGCCAGAAGCGCCCCCGGGAGGCGAACGGCACGGTGGAGGGGGTGTGGCAGGCGGCGGGCATCGACAGCGTCCAGGCGAGCACCCAGAGTGCAGGGAAGGCACCCAAGGACACCGAGCTGGTGACGGTGGAGAAGGTTCCGGGGCGCATCGCCACCGAGCTGCGCAAGTGCTCGGTGATGGACGCACCCGACCGCAGCGCGGCGCGCTTCAAGTTCTACGCGGAGGCGTGCCGGGCTCACCTCACCCCCGAGGAGCTGTTCTCGCTCATCCTGGGGGCGGATTGGTACGAGGCGAGCGGCGCGGCGGAGAAGGGGCGCGAGCAGCTCTGGGCTGACATCCATCGGTCGTACGCGAAGGCGACGACGGCGGAGAAGGAGTTCGACGAGTTCCAGGCGGAGGACAAGGCGAAGGCGGAAGAGAAGGTGACGTCGTGGAAGGAACTCGGGCTCGCCGTCGTCACGCGCATGACGAAGTCGGGGCCGATTCACGAGTGCGCCTACGGTGCGCACAACATGGCGCTCGTGCTCTCGAAGCACCCGAAGTGGAAGGGGCGGCTGCGCCACAACGCCTTCAAGGACCGGCTGGAGCTGGACGGGCAGGCGTTCGAGGGGCGCGGTCTCACGCGCATCGCGGAGTTCCTGCGCGGGTATCTGGAGTGGGACCGTGAGCCGCAGCACGACCTCGTGTGGAAGGCTATCGACGAGGCGGCGCACGCTGACTCCTACAACCCGGTGCAGGACTACCTGCACGCGCTCCAGTGGGACGGGGTGCTGAGGTTGGATTCGTGGCTCGACACCATCGGCTGCGAGGACGAGGCGGGGGTGGGACGGAAGTGGATGCTCTCGCTCGTGGCGCGTGCGCTCGACCCGGGATGCAAGGTGGACACGGTGCTCGTCTTGGAGGGCGAGCAGGGCAAGAAGAAGAGCGCCATGTTCCGCGAGCTGGCGGGCGGCGCGGAGTTCTTCACCGACGCGCACGTCGGCATGGACAAGGACGGCATGATGGTCGTCCACGGGAACTGGATCGTCGAGCTGGCGGAGCTGGCGTCGATGAAGAGGGCGGAGCGCGAGGTCGTGAAGTCATTCATCTCCGCGCAGGAGAACTCGTACCGCCCGCCCTACGGTCGCAGCGTGGTGCGCCAGCCGCGCCACTTTGTCATCGTGGGCTCGACGAACGACGAGCAGTACCTCACCGACCCGAGCGGCGCACGGCGGTTCTGGCCGGTCGTGGTGAAGCGCACGCTCGACGTCGAGTGGGTGCGGAAGAACCGCGACCAGCTCTTCGCGGAAGCCGTCCACGCGCACGCCAGCGGCGAGAGCTGGTGGTTCGACGTGCAGCCCGAGGCTCTCGTCGAGGCGCAGGAGGCGCGCTACGTCCACGACATCATCGACGACAAGGTGGGCGCGTTCATCGAGGAGTGCGACGAGAAGCCGTTCACGCTTGCGCAGCTCGTCGAGCGCAACGGGTGGGCGATGGACCGTGCGATGGCGATGCGGCTCGCGGACGTGCTGAAGAAGCGCGGGTTCAAGAAGCGCAAGGTGATGTTCGAGGGCGAGCGGAGCTGGAGGTGGGCGAAGCCCGAGTGGGAGATGAAGAAGCTCGGGCTCGACCTCGACGACATAATGTGATGTCCAACCGTCCAACCTTCATCGACTCACGGTGAAGGTTGGACGGACCAAACTCTCGAGGGAAATCAAAGTCGTGTCCAACCTGTTCAACCTGTCCATTCTTTTCTTCACATCACATGAGAGAAGGGGCAGTAGCCGTGGAATGGGGGACGTGAAAAGGTATAGGGGGTCTTGGCAAGTAGGTTGGACATTGGACAGGTGGGGCAAACGCCCGTAATCATTGAGAGCGACGTGCGGGAGGTTGGACGTGAAGCCGAAGCAACGCCGGTTCGTGGCCGAATACCTGATGGACGAGAGCGTGACGAGAGCTGCACAGCGCGTGGGCGTGCGCCCGGCCACGGCTCGGGCGTGGATGAAGAAGGACGACGTGCGTGCAGCCATTGAGGCGGGCCAGGAGGCTCTGCTCGACAAGGCGCAGATGGGCGCGGACGAGGTCGTCGAGCGGCTCTCCACGCTGGCGCGCACCGACGTGCGGATGTTCGCGAAGGCTGGCGACGTGGTGAAGGCACTGGAGCTGCTCGGCAAGCGGCACAAGCTCTTCACAGACAACGTGGACATGACGAGTGGCGGGGAAGCACTGACTGTGAACTTCATCGTGAACGGAGTGAAGCGATGATCACCTGGGACTTTTGGGCGGCGGGCACCATCTTCGCGTTCTGTATGTTCGCCGCTGGCATCGCCATCGGTGAGGTGCTGAACGAGCGCAGGCGCGAGAAGGTCGCGGACCCCGAGGTCTGCTGCCAGGACTGCCCCGTCTACACGCGGGGAGAGTAGTGGCAGTCATCGACATCCCCTTCGACGTGGAGGACTCTCCGACGCTCGGGGAGTTCCTCGCGTGCGACGACTTCATCCGGCTCATCGTGGGCCCGGTGGGCTCGGGCAAGTCGAGCGCGTGCGTGATGGAGCTGCTCTTCCGCGCCATGATGTCGGTGCCGCTCGGCAAGCCCGAGCCCGACGCGAAGGGCAAGGTGCGCAGGTTGCGGCGCTCGCGCTTCGCCGTCATCCGCAACACCTACCCCGAGCTGCGCGACACGACCATCAAGACGTTCGAGTCGTGGGTGCCCGCAGCTCTGCGTGAGAAGCGGGCGCAGGAGAACGCCTACATCGTCCGCTTCAACGATGTGGAGAGTGAGGTGCTCTTCCGCGCCCTCGACCAACCCGACGACGCGAAGAAGCTGCTCTCGCTGGAGCTGACGGGCGCGTACATCAACGAGGCGAAGGAGGTTCCGAAGGGCATCTTCGACCTGCTCGCCACCCGCGTCGGACGCTACCCTGCGCTGAAGGACTTGCCCGAGGGCAGCCCCGAGCCCTGGTGCGGCATCTGGATGGACACGAACCCACCGGACAACGACCACTGGCTCTACAAGCTGTTCGAGGAGCAGAAGCCGCCGAAGCATCGGCTCTTCAGGCAGCCGGGCGGGCGCACGCCGCAGGCGGAGAACCGCAAGAACCTGCGCGCCGACTACTACGAGACCATCTCGCTCGGGAAGGACAAGGATTGGATCTCGGTGATGGTGGACGGGAACTACGGCTTCGTGAAGACCGGCAAGCCCGTCTACAACGAGTACCTCGATGCCGTTCACTGCGTCGAGTTCCCCGCGCTGCGCACCACGCTCACGCTCGGGCTCGACTTCGGGCTCACGCCTGCCGCCGTCATCGTGCAGCGCGACCCGGGCGACGGGCAGCTCCAAGTCGTCGATGAGTTCGTCACCGAGGACATGGGAGCCGTGCGCTTCGCCTCGATGCTCGCGACGAAGCTGAAGAGCGAGTACCCGGGCCAGAGCGTGACCGGGCACGGCGACCCGGCAGGCGAGCAGCGGGCGCAGACCGACGAGCGCACCCCCTTCGACATCGTCCACGGGCAGGGGCTCCCCGTGAACCCGGCACCCACGAACGACTTCACGCTGCGGCGCGAGGCAGTGGCGGGGCTGCTGATGCGCATGACGATGACGGGCAGGCCAGCTCTAGTCATCCACCCGAGGTGCAAGACGCTTCGGAAGGCGATGCAGGGCGGCTACTACTACCGGCGCGTGCAAGTCACCGGAGTGGACCGCTTCGTCGATGTGCCCGAGAAGAACAGGTTCTCCCACGTCGCGGAGGCTCTCCAGTATGCGTGCGTCGGTCTCGGGGAGGACCGGAGAGTGGTGAGTGCCGAAGATGGTGAAGCCCGGAAAGTTCGTGTAAGGTTCAAGTCGATTCGCGCTTACAACGGAGAGTGAGATGGCAGACACACAGTTCTACCGCCGCCGCCTGCTGTCCCTGAAGACCGACCGCTCGAACATCGAGGGCATCTGGGACCAGATCGACCGCTTCATCCTCCCGCTCGGCGGCGCGCAGCGCGTGACCGAGGGTGCGAACGAGTCGGGCATCAGGTGGGGCAGGCAGGAGGTCTGGGACATCACCGCCATCGACGGGGCGCAGAAGCTCGCCGCCTCCATCCACGGCTCGGTGACGTCGCCCGCCATCCGCTGGTTCCGGCTCACCTTCCGCGACAAGAATCTGGCGGAAGACCAAGAAGCCTCGACGTGGCTCGACAAGGTGGGCGACATCGCTTTCGACGCGCTTCAGGATTCCGACTTCAACACCGAGGTGGCGTCCGCCTATCTCGACCTCGTCGCCGCCTGCACGATGGTGAACGTCGTCGAGGCGAAGGGCGACGGGACGAAGTGGAAGGGTCTCGACTTCACCGCCGTGCCGGTGCGCGAGGCGTACTTCGAGGAGGACTCCGAGGGGGGCGTGTTCCGCTTCTACCGCAGCCTCGAATGGACCCCGGTGCAGATCGTCGAGAAGTTCGAGGACGCGAAGACCCCGGTGCCCGAGCACGTCGCGCAGAAGGCACTGCTCCCCGAGGGCGGCATCACGAAACTCAAGGTCTGCTTCGTCATCTACGAGCGCGAGGGCGAGCAGTACGAGGCGAACGAGAAGAAGTTCCCGCTGCTCCCCGAGCTGCGCCCGTACGGCTCGTGCTACTTCCTCGAAGACACGGGCGAGCAGCTCGGTGACGAGGGCGGCTACTACGAGATGCCCGTCTTCGTGACCCCGTGGGAGCGCACCACCGGCTCGCGGTGGGGCCACGGTCCAGGCATCACGGCACTGCCGACCGTGAAGTACCTGAACGCGATGATGGAGCTGACGAAGGGAGCCATCGCACTCGCAGTGGACCCGCCGCTCGCCGCTACCGAGTACGGGCTGATGTCCGATATGCACCGCGAGCCGGGCGGCATCACGGTCGTGCGGTCGAAGGAAGACATCTTCCCGCTGAACGGCACCATCCAGGCGCGGCCCGACCTGGGGCTGAAGGACATCGCGGACCTCCGCGAGCAGGTGCGGCGGCTCTTCCATGTGGACGAGCTTCAGCTCAAGGACTCGCCCGCCATGACGGCGACCGAGGTGCAGGTGCGCTACGAGCTGATGAACCGCGTGATGGGCTCGACGCTGGCGCGCATTCAGTCGTCCTTCCTCTCGAAGATGATCCAGTGCGTGGTCGGCATCCTCTTCCGCTCGGGCCAGCTCCCGCCGATGCCCGCGCAGGTGAAGAAGTCGGGCGGGGCCACGACCATCGAGTACCAGGGGCCGCTCTCCCGTGCGCAGCGCACCGACGAGGTCGCCGCCATCGAGCGGCTCGCCGCGTACGTCGCCGGGCTTGCGAAGCTCTTCCCCGAGGTCTCGGACATCTTCGACCCGAATCATGCAGTGCGGAACATCGCGAAGCGGCTCGGCGTGCCCTCCGACACGCTCGCCTCCGATGCCGAGCTGGCGAAGAAGCGCAAGGCTCGCGAGGCGGCGCAGCGAGCGATGGTGCAGGCGGAGGTGCAGCGCGCACAGGGCGAGGCTGCACAGCAGCAGGCGGATGCGATGCGGGCGGCGCAGGAGGTGAACCAGGGACAGCCGGTTCCCACTCCGCCGCCCGGCATCGTGTCGCCACCGATAGGCGGGGGTCTACCGGCGTAGGAGGGGCATCACATGGGCGGGGTTCCAACGGAGGCAAGCGCAGTCGAGCACTTCTATCCCGTGTTCGTCATCATCCTGTTCGTTCTGGGCACACTGGTAGTCACGGTGGGTGGGCTCTGGGGCGGGTTCCGATGGCTACGCGGGGTCATACAGACCGAGTTCACCGGGCTCATCAAGGAGTTCATCGCGGCGAACGACAAGCGGCACGAGAAGCACGAGGCAGCCATCGAGGGGCTGCGCCGCCGTGACATGGAACGCGCCGATGCCATCAAGCGGCTGCACGGTCGCGTGGACGACGTGTGGTCGAAGATGGGCGGGACGCGATGATGGGGGACATCTGGCACATCATCGTCATCACCGGAGTGGCAGCTCTGACGCTGCTGACGGTGTGGCTCATCGCGAAGCATTTCGAGAGCCGAGTCGAGGTCATCATCAACACGCGGTTCTCGGGGCTCGTGGTCGCCCTCTCCGACCGCTACAACGACGCCATCCGAGAGGCGAACGACGCGAAGCGCAGCGCGCTCGTCACTCACGGTGAGCTGGTGAAGCTCGAAGCCAAGTTCGCCCGCATCGAGAACACGATCATCAAGCTGGAGGAAGCATGGCTGAAGACGTTGCGTTGATTCGGGCGAGGATGGCGCGGCGCGAGAAAGCTCTCGCGGACGCGTTGCGCACTGCCGAGGGCACCGAGCTGCTGCGGGCGCTCGAAGCCGAGTTCTACGACTGCGACCTCATGGGCGCGACTCCCGAGGAGACCGCGTTCAAGCTCGGCGCGAGGCAGGTGGTCGTCTTCATGCGCGAGGCGCGAGACCGGGCGGTGAAGTCGTGACCGCATCCGCGCTCCTGCTCTCGCTCGCGCTCTCGCAGTACGGGCGCACCTGCCCGCCAGGGCAGTACGTCACCGGCACCACCCAGGACGCGAAGGTCTACTGCGCGCCCGCCACGGGCTCGGCGGGCCCCACAGGCCCCACGGGACCGACCGGACCCACGGGGCCCGCTGGCCCGACCGGGCCCGCAGGCGCAGACTCCACGGTCGCGGGGCCTGTCGGTCCTACGGGGCCAGCCGGTAGCAAC